TCAGATGTCAGTGTCGGCTTCTTCTACTTCTTCAACCGGCTCGCGGTTGGCGGCAGCTTTCACGTCTGGTGTTGGGGTCAGCAGTTTGTCGCGGATCTGCTTCTCAAGCGTGGCAGCGATATCCGGGTTGTCCGCCAGGAACTTGGCCGAGTTGGCCTTGCCCTGACCGATCTTGCTGCCATTGTAGGCATACCAGGCACCGGATTTTTCAACGAAGCCGTGCAGCACGCCCAGGTCGATCATCTCGCCGTTCAGGTAGATACCCTTGCCGTAGAGAATCTGGAATTCAGCCTGGCGGAAAGGCGGAGCCACTTTGTTTTTCACGACCTTGACGCGGGTTTCGCTACCGACCACCTCGTCACCTTCTTTCACCGCGCCAGTACGGCGGATGTCCAGGCGAACCGACGCGTAGAACTTCAACGCGTTACCACCGGTGGTGGTTTCCGGGCTGCCGAACATCACGCCGATCTTCATGCGGATCTGGTTGATGAAGATCACCAGGCAGTTGGCGTTCTTGATGTTACCGGTGATTTTACGCAGCGCCTGGGACATCAGGCGGGCTTGCAGGCCCACATGCATGTCGCCCATTTCACCTTCGATTTCAGCCTTGGGTACCAGAGCTGCCACGGAGTCGACCACGATCACGTCGATGGCGTTGGAGCGCACCAGCATGTCGGTGATTTCCAGGGCTTGCTCACCGGTGTCCGGCTGGGACACCAGCAGGTCGTCAACGTTGACGCCCAGCTTGCCGGCGTATTCAGGATCCAGGGCGTGCTCGGCGTCGACGAATGCGCACGTAGCGCCCATTTTTTGCGCCTGGGCAATCACCGACAGGGTCAGGGTGGTTTTACCGGAAGATTCAGGACCGTAGATTTCAACGATACGGCCTTTTGGCAGGCCGCCAATGCCGAGCGCGATGTCCAGACCCAGAGAGCCAGTGGAAATAGCCGGGATCGCCTGACGGTCGTGATCGCCCATACGCATTACGGCACCCTTGCCGAATTGACGTTCGATCTGACCCAGGGCCGCAGCCAAGGCTTTCTTCTTGTTGTCGTCCATTAAAGTCCTCACGTAATCAATAAGGCCTGACGGCCAACACCTGTATAAGTAGACAGTATTGTTCCACAAAGATCGGAGATCGCCTACCCCTGATTTTCTATTTCTGCTGCAGCTCGTCGCAACAAGCCCTCCAGCGCGGCCTTCACCGTTTGTCGGCGGACCTCATCGCGGTTGCCGGGGAAGTGCTGAAGCTCGGCCGTGACCTCCTCGCCAACGCCAAAGGCCAGCCACACGGTGCCCACCGGCTTGTCCACCGAACCACCATCGGGCCCCGCCACACCGCTGACCGCCACGGCAAAGCGCGCCAGGCTTTTCTCCTGGGCGCCGCGCACCATGGCCTCCACCACTTCCTGGCTGACCGCCCCAACCTTTGGAAACAAGGTTTCCGGCACATTCAACTGCCGGGTCTTCTGCCGATTGGAATAGGTGACATACCCCGCCTCGAACCAGGCCGAACTCCCCGGGATCCGCGTAATGGCCTCGGCGATACCGCCACCGGTACAGGATTCGGCCGTGGTGACGTGGGCATTGAGCACCTGCAGGCGGCGGCCCAGGTCAGCGGCAAGTTGAGTGATTTCCTTCACGACGGTCTCCAGAAGTGGGCGGGGGTTTGCCTACCCTACAGGAGCAAATCGCTCGTGCAAGCGACAGACTGGAACAAGAGATCAGCGGGCGACAGCGCGCACATACGCCTGGCAAGCGCGCAAGGCGATCAGTCCTTGGTCGCCGGCATCGGTGATGCCGATAATTCGCTGAGCATGCGCCGGGTCAAGTCGGGCTCGTGCGGCTGCATGAACCAGGCCGCCGGTGGTGGTGGTACTTGGCACTGCGCAGCCATCGGCGGCTTCGGTGGCGTCGAGAAGGACTGACAACCGCACATCAGCAGTGGCCAGACGGTCGCGCAGAGCAGCCTGGTTATGTTGGGCATCGCTCAACTCCCGAGCATGGTGTTGGTCGCTGGCACTGAGCTGTTGCTCCAGGGCCATCCGTTTATCTTGTTCAACCTGTTGTTGATGCAAGGCCGCCTGGCGTTGCTGGCTGAACGCCTGTGCATGGGCAGAAGCCTGGCGCTCAAGCTGTCCCCCAAGCGCCAGGCCTGGACCTGCCAGGTCACCGCCACCAACAGGCAAGCACCGATCAGTTGGTAGGTCCCTAGGAAACGCATAACACCGCCTTCGCCCGCGCCCACAGCCGCAAGCGATCCTCCAGCCCATTCAGCCCGCCATTGATGCGCCGTGTAATGCTGGTGAACTGGTCCTTGTCGGCCAGCTCATTCAGGCCATTGACCTGCCAGAACCAGGCGGCCGACTCAACCGCCCATTGCGGTTGCTCCAGCAACATCGGCTCCCGTAACAGACGGTCATCACCAAACAGCGCCTGGCTGCATGCCAGGTAATTGCGCCGACCGGTGATCTGGATCAGTCCTCGGCCGCGATACAACTGGCCGTCGCCATCCGCTTCGAGGCTATTGCCCAGGCGTGCGGCCAGGCTGCCGGTGTCGTATTTGCCCAGGTAGTGATCGTTGCCCAGTTCGCGCACGTAACGCAGCTCACTGGATTCGTGGCCGATCTGGGCGAGGAAGGCGGCTATGCGCTTGGCACGGTTAATCTCGAAGCGAACGAACGCCGCATTCAAGGGCATTAAAAAAACGCCCGCTCTAAGGCGGGCATCCGGCATAACGCCAAGCAGTTGGGGGAGTGTTATCACCATTGGTTTTACTCTCGAAAAGTAGCTATATCGACAACCCACCGGCCGTGATCGAACTGCGGTATCCCGCCACCGGATCGCCGACATGAACCACCTGCTTTATCGACCAGCGCCCCTGCATATAGGATGGCCAGCTCTCATCCAGCACTAACAGGCCTTCCGCTGCCAACAATGGATTGCCCGGGCAATCGATCAGCAACTTCAAATTTTCACGCCCCACACGGCGTAGCTCGCCTTCGGCAACGGCGCGGGCCTCGGCTTCGTTCTGATAGCGTTGGCGCAAGGTTTTGAACGGCGCGTTCCCCACCTGGACGACGCGCTGCTTGCCGGCGGAGACATCCCACCAACTGGCACGGCAGCCTTCGTATTTCGAGCGGGATTTTTCGTCGAGCTTGGCGGTGATAAAGCTTTGTTCACCGGGGCGATTGTCATCCGTCACGGACAGCTTCACTTCCGGCAACAGCTGGCCGGAGAGCGATTTGGCTTGGCCGGCTTCGGCCAATACATAGAGTTCGTTGAACGGTTTGGTGACTGCACTATAAAGTCGGGCAAGGCGCGAAATGAACGCCATATCACTTTCGTTGGACTGGTCAATGTGCGCGATCGCAATCCCCTCCAGCGCCGGCGCCACTCGCGGTGAATAGCCGTGACGACTGACCAGTTGGCGAAACAGCGCGCCCAGGGTGGTCGGACCGTAACTGGCGGATCGACGCTGGCGGTAACCCGTTGCATCGACCACGCTGAAGGGCGCTGCGGTGGCCACGATCATCAAGCGCATGGGAAACAGCACCGGTGTGCGTTGGGTGACGACAAACTCGCCCTTTTCCACCAACCCCGACTCCAGGTAACCGGCACGCAAGCCGATCTTGCCGTTCAGCGTGGGTAGGCCGTCCAGGCCCTCGATATTCAGGGTCAGCTCCAGCCGGTCGGTCTCAATGCACGCGGCGTCGATGAGGCGCACGCAGTAAAAATGATTCGGTGCGCCTTGGCGGGGAGCGGTGATCCAAATAGGAAGTCAGGTGTTAACAGCACGCGCGGGCTGCCGGTATTTTTCCGTAGCGCTGCACTACCGGCTTATCCGCGTCCAGGCATCCCCCGAAGGGCAACCCTGGCTGTGGCGAGCCTGAATCAGAAATGAAAAAGCCCAGCGCGACGGCTGGGCTCTATTACGCAAGGAGATAGAAGATCATGGAGTCCAGTAAGCAATCTTGCCGCCTGCACCAACAGCTACAAAATTGCCGTTGCCGTAGGCGACGCTCCGGATATCGGTTCCTGCGAAAGTGTTGGCTTGCTGAACCCAGCCGATCCCATCCTCGGAAACGGCTGTCTTGCCGCCGTCGCCGACAGCTACATACTTGCCATTACCGTAAGCAATGTCGCGGATGATGGTTCCACCGAAACTGGTATCTTCAACAGCAGTCCAGGTAAGCCCATCGGATGAATATGCCATCTTGCCATCCGCACCAACGATAAACATTTTCCCGTTGCAAAGCTTCATGGAAAGGATGGTGCTAGTGCCGAAGGTGCTGGTTCTGGTCGCAAATGATTGCGGATTTTCCGTCGCCATCTTCACAGCGCTAAGCAGCTTCCCATTCGATCCCGCAACCAACACAAAAACGCCAATGACGTTGACGCAGTACACAGTCTCGCTAGAGTTGAAGGTCGTAGTGCGCTCCACCTGGCCTGACCAATCGCCATAACGGGAAAAGACTTTACCGTTAGACCCAACCAGTATCCAGGTCGTGTCAATGCCGGAAATTGGCTGATAATACACGATGCCTTGCAAGTCTCCGGACGCGCGAGCAGTTGCCGTAATGTCTGTCCAAGCCCTTTCAGGGCGTGCTGTGCTGCCGTAGACCACATTGCCGGATTGAGAAAGGGCTTGAAGCTGTGTCCCAAGACCGTTCCAGTACAGGTCGTTGAGGACCTTTCCGCTATCAGAGGTGACGACGCCCTTAAGCTTGGTCCACGCTGTACCAGTTGCGTCTCCGCTGACAAGCTGAGTGGTTGTGGGAAGACCGTTGCCACCAGCCGCATAGAACTTGCCTTGCGCAAAAACTACGCGCCTAAGCATGCCGGTGTTATCCACCGGTTGTACTTGAGTCCAAAGATCTTGCAAGGTTTGAGACGCCGAGTTTGCGCTTTCCATTTTAAACTCCGTTACTTAGCTGATTTAAGTTCAGGCCTCTGTATTGGGCGTATGGCGCTCATGGGCGATTGCTCGAGGCTCGCGGCCTTCACATGATTCAGCGTCCCGCATCGGGAACATTTGATCTGGAGCTCTGTAAACCCACCCGTACGGGCGAGAAGTCTTTTGCAGTTACCGCATCTGAATTCTTTCAACATCTGCAAGTCCGTTTATTTATCTGCTAGGCCCCCTCCCGCTCGCGCGAGCAGTGAGGGCCCTGGCTGGCTACATCTGCGATCTGGCGTCTCCTGAGGGTGTTACAGCACCCTCTGGAGTCGCCCTCTCTTTTTTCGACCCCAACAAAAAGCCCTGAACTTGTCGGGGCTTTTTGCTTTCTTCCGGGCACAAAAAATCCGACACAATGGCCGTTTTTTGTGAATCATCATGATCGGCCTCAAGGGCTCGAGTATCTGCAGTTGCGCGCACCGGCGCTGTGGAACGCATAGTCGATTCAACTTGGGTTCACGCGGCCGTCCAAGCAAGGGCAGGAGTCGGCGTAGGTTTGCAGCAGTTGTTGCGCGGCCGCTTGGGTCAGCAGCTCGCTTTCGTTGTCGAGGCTGACCTTGAGTCTGGCCGCGCTTTGCGGCGCACGGGCGGCGACGTAGTCGACAACAAACGCCTTGAACTCCGCCAGCAGCGGTTCGAACTCATCGACCGCGATAATCGCCGGCTCCGCCAGTTGGTTCTGGCCTGGGATCAGCATGCTCATGTCACGACCTCGAAGGATTGTTGGCGGTTTTTCCAGGTGCCGGCAAAACGCAGCAATAACCCGGCGCCCTGGCGGGTGGCGACGATGACCTGGGGCTGGAAGTCGGCAATGCCGTTCTGGCGGTTGTAGAACGCTTGCGCGGCGTGGCTTTGGGCGAGGATCAACAGGTCGTCGCCAAGGTTCTGGCCAAACAGTTGCGGGATCATCGAGCCGTACAACGGGCGCTTCTAGCGAGTGCCCAAGGGGGTGGTCAGCGCTCGGGTGGCACGCTGTACGAATTGCAGCCAGTCATCCACGGCTGCCCCGGTGTTCCTATCGATTCCGATCATGGCAACTCCTTATGCGCGGCTGATCACGCGCCCCTGGTGATCCGCCACCGGGCCGCTCAAATGCACGCCGGCAGCATCCAGCGAAAGGCCGGTGGCACCGAGTTGCAGGGTGATGCCCTGGGCGCTCAGGGTCAGGCTGGCAGCACCGACCTTGACGTCGACCTGTTCGCGGGATCCGCTGAACGTGGTTGGGCCGTTAATCCAGTTGAAGGTATGGCTGGCATCGTCGTAGTCGCTTTGGGTGCCATCCTGATGGCGCCGCCGGATCAGCGAGGCCACGCTGGACACCGGTGGAAACAGGCTGCTGTTCAGCCCGAACAGCGCCACCGACTGCGCGCCCCCTTCCCCGCCGCCATAGTTGAGCAGCAGGCATTGTTCGCCCACCGATGGAATGGGTTTCGGTCTGCGCACCGGCGCTGGGGTTGAAGAACCGAATCGCCGGGGTAAGCAACTCACCATGGCTGACCTTGCAGGTATTGCTGGCAGCGTCGACCTCCTGGCACACGCCAATGCGGCAGAAACTGTCCGCGCGGCGATACAGGTCTTCGAGCTGGGCTTCCATTTCCGCCAGGCGCTCGACAATCGGCCCCAGTTGCATGCGTAACAATGCGTCGAACATGACCTACTCCTGCAGGGGCCGATATTGATCCGGATCGTCGATGTCCGAGACTTCCCAAGCGCGGGCAAACAGCGGTGTGCCGGTGGGGTCTTCGAGCAACGACGGGCCGAGATAAAGGGTTTGGGTGAAGGAAACGATCCAGGTGTCGTAGTCCGTTTCGGCGCTGGCGAGTCCAGAGGGCGCCGCAACGACGGCCGTGGGTAAATCGCACTGGTCCGACGGCAGGCCCCAGCGGTTATCCAGGGCCAGGTCCATCAATTGGCTGGCCAGGTCGCACGCGTCAAAAGGTGCCGCCGCGCTGGCGACCGTAACCCTGAGTGATACCGACAAGGCATGTGCCTTGCGCCCTTCACGGGAACGAACGCCGGGGCCGTTGCGTTCCACGCTGATCAGCACGCCGGTGTGATCCCCGGCGCCGGCAACGTCCTGGTGATTGCCTACCTGTAGTTGTGGGAAGGTACGCTTCAGCGCCTCCTCAATTGCTACAGGCAGTTGGGAGGGTTTTTCGATAAGTGTCATCAGTTGCGTCCTTGCAGCAGTTACTGCTGATCCGAGCGGGATGTCGGCGCTTCGTTGACCCCGATGCGCTTGGCCGCCCAGCGTTCATAAAGGCCGATGGCGACGTCCGCGCCGGCCATGGCCGTCAGGCAACCAATGGCGCCGGCGGTCCAGATCGACATGCCGGCGGCGTAACACAGCATCAATGCCGAAACCCCGCAGACCATGCACGCCCCGGACCGCAGGGCCAGGCGCCGGACCAGCGACCAACCGCGGGCGCCCTCCTTGTCGGCGCGCCACATTTCGCCGGATACACCGCCAATCAGCGCCAATGCGATCACCAGCCAGATAGGCATTTCCGCTAACGCTTGCTGCTCGTTTGTCATGTCACGCCTCCTGGCTGAGCAATGCCGGTAAGCACCGGCTTTTGGGTAAATCCATGTATAGGTAGGCATTCCAAAAAGCCCGGTTGCCCAGGCTTTTCAGTAATGCGGTCCAGCTTCGATCTTTCGGCGCTACTGGCGCGGTACGGATCTTTCCTCGATGTTTTTCCGACCACGATCCCTGTCTGCCGGATAACTGCTTCTGGTGCTTTACGCTGCACACCCGGGTCAGTTGCCAACCCTCTGAACCGTCAAGGCCGGTTCATCGCTGCCTGTTGCTGAAGCGGTGTCACTAAAGAGCGTCGGCATCCTTGCCGGTGTTGCCTGGCGTCCCTGCCATCGCTCTGATGGCGTCCTTGCCGATGTTGCGTGCCTTCCTTGTCTTCCTTGGCAGCATCCTTGCCGCCTCCACCAGACCTTATTGGCTGGCTTGGGATGAAGAATATGCATGTATGCATATACAGTCAATGCGTAAATGCATTTATTTTCACCTTGCTAATGCACTGATGCATTTCAGGCCTTTCGGGTAAATGGTTGGGCGATTTTCCACGGGCGAAAAAAAGCCCGCTCGATGGCGGGCTCCCTCTTACGCAAGGAGGTTAACGGGCGTACATCCCCCACCAGAACACATGACCGAGGATGCTGATCTGCTCATCCTGGATATCCTGGAAGCTGTAGTCTTCATCCGGGTGTTCATCGCGATTGAAACTGCGCAGGCGAATCCCGGAAGGCAGGCGATAGAGCTGTTTAACCCGCAGCTGGCCATTGTGATTGATGGCATACAAGTCGCCATCGACGATGTCGCCGATGCCACTTTTGCCAGCATTCACGCCGACCGTCGCGCCGTCGCGCAGTACCGGCAACATACTGTTGCCGCGCACCGTCACACACTTGGCCTGGTCGAACTGCACACCGTTATGCCGCAGGCTGCGCTTTCCAAAACGCAGGCTGGCCTTCTCGCTTTCCTCGATGACGAATCTTCCTGATCCAGCAGCCAATTCAACCTCGCGCAGAAAGGGGATCGACACCTCGTCATCATTAACGGGCGTGTCATCGTCCCACAGGCTTATATCCTTGAGTTCCGAATGCATCGGGTCGCGCCCGTCATCGCGCAAAGCCCCCACCGCCGCGCGCCCGCGCAGTTGATCGGTGCTGACGCGGAAGTACTCGGCGATGCGCGAGATGTGTTTATCCGACGGATCAACAATCTTGCCGCTGAGAATCCGGGACAACGTGGATTGAGGCACGCCAGTACGCCGGTGAAGCTCCGTGGGGGAGATCCGGTCGCGGTCCAGCAGTTCTCTTAAGACGATAGAAACGTTGCGTTTTTGCATAGCGGCGATAGTGACGGGAGTTTTTGGGGTTGGCAAATGCTAATTTGCATATTCCATGCACATCAGCGGAACTTCCGGGCAAAATAATATCAATTTGGCATGATCACCGCGGTACTTGATGCGGTGCGCTCAAACAGCGCCAGGCTGATTCCTGGCGAGCCAAGGAAGAAAGCAATGAAACTCGTGCTTGCCATTTTGTTGATGTTCAGTGGGTACATCTTTGCGGCAAGTTGCACCAGCATCAGCGACTCTGACCAACGAGCCTACTGCAACGCCCAGCAAAGTGGCTCCAGCTGCGAAAACATCAGCAATAGCGATTTGCGCACTCAGTGCAACGCAATGAAGCGTTGATCAGGATGGGCTAAGGGACAAAAAGGGTCGCCCGCACTTTTATTTACGTTCTACCTATCCGTTCATGACCTGCGAAGCCCCCAACCTTGCGTGCTAACCTTGCCGCCAACGCCCATTCACCTCAATTTAAAGCGGTATGCGGAAGACCACGAATGACCGAATGGAGAAATCAGAGCTTCTGGGGCAAGGCGTGGATATACGCCGTGCTGGCGCTCCTAATGTTGATCTCCGACGGCGCAGACTTCAGCTCGCTGGGCGGCGGGGGCTCTAATCGCAAGCGGGTCTTCAGCCCCGGGTTCATTGTGCTGTGCTGTTTCGTCGCGGTGATTGAATTGATAGCGCTGAACCATTTCTATGGGGCGAACTGATGAGTCGAGAGCACAGCGTTAAAAACCACCCCGTCAAGCATGGCAACCCGCCCCAGTGCCGACGGCGCCTTATATCTGCAAAGTGACCAGCTCTGCTATCGTGCCCCCCTCTTATAGAAATGGAAGCTTCGAAGAATGGACTCATGGAAGACTCTGGCAATCGCTGCCATGGTATTGATCGGCGCCCCAGCAGTGGCCGCAGAAAACGCCAACCCTTTCGATAAAGCGCTGATGTATACGACGTTCGTGCCCACCATCCTGGTTGCGGGAACCACCGCTCTCACGACCGATGCGCCAAAGCTTTTCACATCGTCCAAAACCGATGCCCTGGCCTTTATCGGTTCGGACGGCGAGATCCGCGGTGCTGTGTTCGAACAGGCATCTCGGTACTATCGCGCGACCTACGCCTCGCCTCTTATGTCCGATATGCAACTGGCCAAGGCGATCGCCTCATCGTACTGAGGGAGGCATTTTCGGCTGCGTGCCAACAGCGACACGTCCCTGCAGAAGCCTTGCGCATTTAAACAAATGCGCCATCCCACTTTGCGTTTTACCTATCCGTTTGCGACCTGCGAAGGGCCGACCTCGCGTGTTAACCTTGCAGCCATTGCAAAATCAGCAGGGCCGAGCGCCCCCCCTTTGCCCCACTCCTTTCAACGAATTTGCCTATTATCCA